ACGTAAAACTTGGATAACCTATGAGGAGGTTAATGATGCAAACACACGTTCAATCCCTTTACAAACAGAAGAGGGGCTTAGAACTACAGTGGGAGCAGCACTATAACGACGAGGGTAGATATACTCTCGATATGGTGAAGATTGATAATAAAATAAAAGAAGTTATCAATCATATTAAGATGGCAGAAGCTAAAGAAGCTAGTCGACTTAATAAAATAAATGATGCTGCGCCACAAGTTTCAGTAGCTACTTAATAGAAACGCTACTAAATCGCTGGAAACGTCAACTCCACTACAAACTCTCTTGCACTCTACTAAAATCTAATATATAAAATACGTACTATACAATTAAAATTGGCATAGACGAGTATAGTCGACGGCCTAGAGACTATGTCAATGTAAACTAGGAGGATAAAAATATGGCACAAACTACATTTACAGGACCAGTGGTATCTCTTAACGGATTTATCGGTGGACCAAACGTAAACGCACAAGGAACTGCAGCTAATGATACACAACAAGGTGGAAACCTTCCGTTCTTAGCATCTGCTGGTAATGTAACTACATTATCTACAACAGGTGGAACTAGAACTTTAAAAGCTACTGAAAACGAAGGCGTTATTGCATACGTTAAATACGGTGCAAATGGAACTTCTGTATCTTGTTATGTTTTTTCAAATGGAGTCCAATGGCTTCAATTGAATGACCCAACAAGCACAGTTGCGTAATCAATTAAGGGGCTCCTTCGGGAGCTCCTAAAATTTAGGAGATAAAATGAGTTTTAAATCAGATGTTAAAGCAATAAGAAGAAACACAACAGGTGTTGTATTTGCTGGAAGAACAAGATTAAGAGGAATTATTCTTGGTGCACCTAATTCTACAGAAGCAGGTTCTGTTATATTGGTAAATGGTGGAACAACTACTACATACTTTCAAGCAGATGCTCCAGCAGGTGACGTTTTTGCATTTAACATTCCAGAAGATGGAGTGTTATTTGAAAATGGAATGAGTATTTCTTCGTTAACAGGAACAGTAACTGTATTGTTAGATAAGTAGGAGGCTAAATGGCTAACACTACTTCAGGTACATATATTTTTGATAAGAATTTTTCTATTGATGAGATCATAGAAGAATCTTATGAAAGAATAGGGCTAAGACCAAATGCAGGTTATGATCTTCAATCTGCTAGAAGATCTTTAAACATTCTTTTTCAAGAATGGGCTAATAGAGGTTTGCATTATTGGGAAGTAGCAAATAATAATCTTACATTAGTAAATGGACAAAATACATATACTATGTATCGTTCTACTTCAGATGGAACATCTGATACAACTGCTGTTTATGGTGTAGATGATGTATTAGAAGCATCTTATAGAAATATATCTACTCCTAGTAATCCAATTGATACTCCACTTACAAAAATAAATAGATCTGCTTATCAAGCATTTTCTAATAAATTAGCTACAGGACAACCTACACAATATTTTGTTCAAAGGTTCATAGATAAAATTACAATTACTTTATATACAACTCCAGGATCTTCCCAAGCTGGAAATTATATAAACTATTATTATGTAAAAAGAATTCAAGACGTTGGTAATTATACGAATGCAACTGATGTACCTTATAGATTTGTTCCTTGTATGTGTGCAGGACTTGCTTATTACTTAGCAATCAAAAGAGCTCCACAAAGAACTCAAGAATTAAAATTATTATATGAAGATGAATTACAAAGAGCTTTAGCTGAAGATGGTTCTTCATCTAGTTCTTTCATAACACCTAAAACTTATTATCCGAGTGTTTAATTATGGCAACTTTATCTAGAGGAAAATACGCACAAGCAATATCAGATCAAAGTGGAATGGCCTTTCCGTATGATGAAATGGTTACACAATGGGATGGTTTATTTGTTCACTATTCAGAAGTAGATCCTAAACATCCACAGTTAGAACCAAAGCCAACACAAGCAGATGGACAAGGATTACCAAAAGCAAGGCCTGCTAGAGTTGAACCTCCAGTATTAATATTATTACAAACTAATCCTTTTCAAACAATTAAGTATTCTGGAAATACTTACATAAATGTTTATTCACCAAATCACGGAAGATCTACTGGTAACATAGTAAGATTTAGAGGAGCAACATCTGCAACAGGATATAGTGATGTTCCTTCTTTTGATGGAGTAACAGATATTTCAAATGCTTCAGGATTCACGATTACTGTTGGAAAAATAGATTCTAGTGGTAATATATCAAATACAAGTAATTATTTTTATTTTCAAAGTAGTGACACTGCAGCTTCTGGAAATATTAGTGGAGGAGGAAATGGTTGCTCGGCTGGTCCAGTAAACTTACAGGCTTAATATGACATACGCAGAATTAGTACAAAAGATTAGAGATTATACTGAAGTAGATTCAAATGTTTTTACATCTACTATTATTGATGGTTTTATTTTAGATGCTGAATGGAAAATTAACAGGGACATAGATTCAGACAATAATAGAAAATATGCACAAGCTGACATCGTTGCAGGTCAAAGATATGTTAATACTCCTTTGATTAATGATGATACTTTAATCATTAGATCAGCCCAAATCACTAATTCTACAGGTGGTGCAAATAACTCAAGTAGATCTTTTTTAGAGTATAGAGATACAAGTTTCATATCAGAATATAATCCAACAGGCGTACAAGGATTACCTAAATACTACAGTTATTGGGATGAAAGTACTATTGTACTAGCCCCAACACCTGATCAAAATTACAATATGCAGATAAATTATATCTTGAAACCAGTTGGATTATCTAGTAGTAATACGACTACATACTTAAGTACGGAGTTCCCAAATGGCTTATTGTATGCGTGCTTAATTGAAGCATATGGATTCTTAAAAGGTCCAGCTGACATGATTCAGCTTTATGAGAAAAAATATGCTGATGCAGCAAAAGGTTTCTCAATAGAACAAATGGGAAGAAGAAGACGAGATGAATACCAAGATGGTTCACCTAGACTTCGACAAACACAATAGGAGTAATACATGGCGATAACACAAGCAGTTGCAAATAGTTTTAAAAAACAAGTACTAGAAGGTGGACATAAATTTCAATTTTCTGGTGGCGACAATTTTAAACTTGCTTTGTACACTTCTTCTGCAACGTTAAATTCTTCTACTACAGCTTATACATCAACAAATGAAGTTTCGGCTTCTGGTGCATACACAGCAGGTGGTGGGGCATTAGTAAAACCAAATCCAAGTACCTCAGTTGCATCAGGTGTTGCAATCGTAGACTTTTCAGATTTATCTTTTACTGGTGTAACTTTGACAGCTAGAGGTGCCTTGATCTACAATACTTCAAACTCAAACGCAGCAGTTGCAGTATTAGATTTTGGTTCAGACAAAACAGCAACATCAGGAACTTTTACGATCCAGTTCCCAGCTTTCACAACTTCAGCAGCAATTCTTAGAATTGGTAACGCATAGGAGGTAACTTCCTATGGCCAATGCTTGGGGAGAACTGACCTGGGGAGTTAATGGTTGGGGTCTACAAAGTGATTTAATTGTACCAGTATCAAATCCAAATGATGAACCATATGGAACGTATCCTTATGGATCAAGTGACTTTGGTGGTTCTGCAGGTAATCTAGGTGTATCTACTGGAAGTGTAACTGTAACAGCAGAAATTAATAGAGGTTGGGGTAGAGAACAAGGTTGGGGTACTCTTGATTGGGGTACTTGGACTTTATCAACTCAAGTTTCATTAACAGGTCAACAATTAAATATTTCTCAAGGAGATGAATCTACAAGTATAGATGTAGCTCCAATTCTTTCAGGAGAACAATTAAATTGGTCTATTGGAAATGTTGATCCAAATCCAGATGAATCATTAATTGGTCAACAAGTTAATTTAAGTTTAGGAACTTTATCAATTCAAGCCAATGCTGATTTAACATTGACTGGAAATGCATTAGTCATTGCTCAAGGCGATGAATCAATAGACAACATAACTTTTGCTTCAACAACTGGAACAGGTTTAGCAACACAAAACCCTGGAAGTGTAATCGTAGGCGGTATTGCAAATGTACCTGTAACTGGTAATCAAATTACTATTGCTGAAGGAACCGTGGACCCTGGTCCAGATGTAGTATTACCAAGTGTTCAAGCAAATTTAAGCCTAGGAACAGCTGTTCTAGATGCAAATACTTTAGTAGATGTAACTGGCCAACAGTTAGGTTTAAATACAGGAACATTAACATTTACTATAACAGGTAGTGTACAATTAACTGGAAATCGTATAAATACAGCTCTTGGAAATGAAAATATTCAGTCGTGGCAATTTGTTGACACGGGCACTACAGTAGCATATACTGAGGTTTCTATCGGATCTAGTGTAACTTGGAATGAGATTGACACAGCCGCCTAATTTGATAAAAACATTAATAATAAGGAATTAAAAAATATGGCATCATCATATTCTACAGACCTCAAACTTGAGTTAATGGTAACCGGTGAAAAAGCTGGTTTATGGGGTGATATTACAAATACAAATTTAAATATTTTACAACAATCTATTGCTGGATTTGAACAAGTTGCATTAAACGCAACTACAGGTGCAACATTATCATTTACAAATGGTGCATTATCAAATGGTAAAAATGCAGTTTTAGAATTAACAGGAACAATTACAGGAAATGTTGATGTAACAATTCCATCAACAGTAACAAATAAAGTTTACATTATTAAAAATAGTACATCAGGTGCACACACAGTAACTGTAAAAGTTTCTGGTCAAACGGGTGTAACTTTTGGAGCAACAGATAAAGGATACAAATTATTATACATTGATGGAACTGATACTGTCGATGTTGCATTAGCATCACCTCCAGGTGGTTCTGATACACAAATTCAATTTAACTCAGGTGGAACTGCATTTGGTGGTTCTGCTAATTTAGTTTGGGATGGAACAAACGTAGTATTAGGTGCAACAGGTGCATTAAGATTAGGTGATACAACTGGTGGAGAATATGTTGGATTAAAAGCACCAGGAACAGTTTCATCTTCATACACATTAACTTTACCAGCAGCAACTGGTACAGCAGATCAAATTTTAGTTACAGATGGTTCTGGAAATTTATCATTCACAGATAATTCTGGTGGAACATCTTGGCAAGCAGTTAAGACAACAGGATTTACGGCTGTAGCAGGTGAAGGATATTTTTGTGACACATCATCAGCAGCATTTACTGCAACGTTACCATCATCCCCAACTTTAGGAGATGAAGTAACATTTGTTGACTTCGCAGGAACGTTTGATACTAACAATCTAACTGTAGGTAGAAACTCTGAAAACATTCAAGGTTCTGCTGCAGACTTAA